TATATTTTGCCTGAGCTATTGCCCTTTCTTCCGCTTCGCGAATTTGGATTTGTGCTAATTGCTGTTCGTAAAAACTAGCATCCGCTCCCAGTTCGTTGCTGCGGTAAATTTCTGCCACTTGACGGCGCAGGGCTAGCTCTTGCTCTAATGATCGTGTGATTGCCTGCGCGCTTGCTATTTCGCGTTCGCCGTTATCGCCTGCCACGGCTTTTCCTTTCTTCGGCGTAACGTTAGACCCTTCTATTATTCCTACGCCGCCGCTCGATTCTTCGCGCAACTTTTTGCGCTCTTCGATTTCTTTTAACCTGGCTTGGCTTGCCGCTTCGGCGGTAGATAAAATTGCTTGCCGCTCATCAAAAACGCTTTGCAGCGAGTCTTTGCGCACTTGATCTATTGCTGCTATTTCGTCGCGTGTCTGTTTGCCCAATTGCTTAATGTTGTCAACACTAAAGGGCGTTAATAAAAATTCAAGCCCTGTTTTTGCTGCTGCGTTTATTTTTTCAAATGTCGATACCAGCTCAATTGTTAAGACCTGGATAAGCGATCTAATGTTGGGGACGATATCCCTAAAGGCGTTGCCTATAAGGCCAGCAGTTTCGACCCCCACATCTTTAGCAAATAAAATCTCTGACGAAAAATCACCCACAGAGTCAGCGGTTGCATTTATCGCAAGCCGCGAAGTGTTAAATGCTCGCAACAGCCCATTAATAAATTCGGGCGACCCGATATAATTTGTCAGGTCAATAATTGCGCTCGCGAGTGATGCGCTTGCGCCGGTCGCATCGTCAAGCTGTCCGATAAAGTTTGTCAGATTGTTGTCGGCAACCGTAAAGGCCTGTGCTAGTGTTACCTGCGTTTTGTCTGCAGCGCGCTGCGCCTCATCAGAATAGTTTTGCAGTGAACGAACAATCAATTCTGCAGTTATTTGGCCCTGCTCAGCAAGCTGGCGCAATTCTGCTCGGGTTAACCCTGTCTCTTGCTGAATAGCTCGCAGAATGCCAGGCGCACCCTCTGCCACGCTATTAAATTCATCGCCGCGCAATGCGCCAGATTCTAAAGCCTGCCCAAGCTGGCGAATTGCACCAGCCGTCTCTGCAGCACCTTTGCCAGACTCTAAAAATAAATTGTTGATTGTTTTTGTGACGCCAACAAGCTCGCCCTGCGATATTGCAAGATCCTTTGTTGATACTGTCAGCGCCGTGTACAGCTCAACAGTTGGCTCAATTCCTGCGCGCGTCTGGTTGGCAACATCAAGCAGTTGTTGAGTAGCAGCGGCCAGCTCTTCGGTGCTGGTTACAGTTCTTGTTAGCTGATTTTGCACCCGGGTAAACGCATCAGCGAACTGTGCGATTTTTTGAGTAGAGACTACCGCAGCAATAGCTGCAGCTAATTTATTTACAGAAAACTGGGATTTTTCGGCGCCTGAGCCAATGTCGCGCACTGAATTATTTAATTCGTCCGCATTGCGCTTTGCGCCTTTGCTATCAAGAATTATTCGGATGCGCTTATCTGTCATTGCTTATGGCTCCGCTTGATTTTTTCTAACTGCAGCGCTGCGTATTCGTCATCAACTTTTTGCAGAATGTAAACCGCGATGTCGGTGTCGAGATTGATCGTAGCGGCGTGTCGCTCTAATTCTACTGCAGTTATTCGGGATTCGCTATTTGTGTCGCGTCGCGCGCGGTAGAATGCGTTTAGCAAATCAATTTGCACATCGCTTAAATCGGGCTTCAGCGCGTAATATTCGTCGAGTGTATCGTCTGCTGCGAATAGGGGAAATGCGCTATCCATTTCCTCATAGTCCCACCTCAGTTTTTTTTTAAGGCCTCGATTTCTTCTTCTGCTGCGTCGAATAAATAGTTTTCGAAATTGCTCATAAACGCAAACAATTCAACGTTAAGAGAGAGGAAATATTCGGGGTTTAAAAAAATCATGCGCGCAGCATTTTTGCTGTACGGGATCGCCTCACCCTTTTCTGTCTCGCGCACATTTTCCCAGCCGCAGACACCGTACTCAACTAAAAAATGACCAAGCAGAGCGCTATCATCCTGTGCCGTCCATTTGTGTAGCGGGCCGAAAAGCTGATCGCGCAACTCCTTCATCACGCGCTTAGCTTCAGGCGTGCCGCTACGGCGACAAAAAATAGTGGTGTCGCCGCTATACCACGGCGACCCATTTTGCTGCTTTTCTTCGTCCTCGCGATAACGATTAAGCATCAGTTTGCAACCGCCCAGTTGGTAAAAATCATGATCGTTGATCCAGTTGCGGCGTGCCCCTCTGATGCAAAACTTATCTCATGGTTTGCGACATCGTTTGCACCGTCCGCTTGATTGTGCTCAGTGATCGCGTTTTGCATCATGACGATAAAAGTCTGATCGGTGCTCGCCGGGTGAGTAATTAAAACGCCCATCGATTTTCTGATCGCCTGCTCGTAGTAATCACGCCACAACACAGGGCTGGTGAGTTTTGCGCGCATAGATGCTGATCCGCTTACCGCAAATTGCCCGCGAGCGTATTGGCGCGCACAGCCTGCCGCATCATCGCCGGTATACGCGTTATCGATGTTGATGGTCATGCTTTTTTGGATGCAAGTAGCCAATGCGCCGTCAACATACCAATTAGTAACATCCTGCGAAGCCGAAACGGATCGATCTGTTAATTTTGCACTGTAAGACTGCCCAGCCACTGCGGTAGTTTGCGGCAATTTGCGCTCACCGACAGTATTGAAATTAAAGCGCGTAATCCCGGTCTCGCCAATTTCAATCGATGCGGTATTAATTACATTGTCATAATAGGTGTAATGGAGCGGCGTAGTGCTGGTAGCCACCATTTCCTGAATTGTAAAATATGTTGGCAGCAGCCCGTTTTTGCATTTGTTGCTAATCAGTGTGACGCTAGGGCCGGCCGCCTCTGTTGCTGCTGGCGCTACAGTAGTGACGATTTTATTCGCTGCAGCTTTTGAGGCTACGATATAAAAACGATTGATTGCAGCATTAGCAAATCCAGACACCCAAAAGCCGTCGCCAACAGATAGCGCTGCGTAAGCTGCCGCTGTAACCGTAAATCCATCGGCAAGCGATGCGTATGTAGTTGCGGTGTTTGTGTAGTTTACAAAATCATTGTGCATTGCTGCACTGAGCAGATAAACAGATTGCTTACTAAATGAGCTTGAAAGCTCCATCGTGTACTCAGTGGAGTCCTGGATATTTTCAACGCCCTGGTTGTCAGTGTTTACTGAGTCATCCTGGGTGTAAGCAACTGCAGTTTTAGGCTTGCCAGTGGTGCGGCGCACGGGGCGAAAAACAGGACTTGCGTTTACCGTGCCGTAGGCGGTTTGCGGCGAAATGCCTACGGAAAAGTCCTTGCCGGTAAGGTTACGATCTGCAACTGTGCTACTCATGACACCACCCCTTCATATGTAAAAATTATTTGTACGTTTACGCCAAACCAGGAAGACGATTCCGGTTCAGCGGTTGGCGAAACGGTTACCTGCTCAACATTTAAATCGTCGAACCGTTCCGCAGTAAATAAATCTTTGATTAATTTGCCGGTAACCATCGCGGCGCGCCCGGTGCCTTTTGGATAAAAAACTCCAATCGTAAATTGTGCGCGATTTGTCTCGTAACTGGTGCTTGCGTCTTGATCAATTATACCAAGATTAAAAATGCTTGTCCGCAGCCAAGGCGCGTTATTGGGCGTGGTAAATTTTGCACCAATCCAGCTAACCGATGACATTGGAATAGATGCAATAGGCAGAGCGGTTTTAATCCTGTTTTCCAGCTTTTCCGCCGCCTCTGCAATGCTGTTATCAGTTGCCGCCACTCTGCACTTCCTCGGTGATGATTTTGTCAATGTAGCCGCTTGGAGCCTGCTCAGACCAGCCTTCATTTAGCCGCTGGATGTAAGGCTCATTGTTCTGAATGTAAATGGTTTCGTAATCATTAGCACCACTTATAACTGCCGATCCTTGGTTTATTGCAGCCTGCCTATCAAGATTATCGCTGCCTGAGTTGTTTGGAGAACCTACACTTGCCAGCCAGTCGCCAGAGGCTGCACCGGTATCCCTTGGTGTTTCAAGTACGCACCTACGATCAATATCAAGCGCAAGAGTGCGCAGCGTGTCGCCGACAAATTCCGCGACCTCTGCACTGATATCAAGATCGATCATGCGCGCCTCACGTGCAAAACAATGGTCGCTTTTGCCGGATCAGTTTCGACATTGACAACATTACACGTAATCCCATCGTGTAATGTTTTTGTGTTGTCAGCGCTCGGCACCCATGATAATTTTTGATACTCGCCAATAAGCATGTAATCGCCGACTTTTACCAAGCTGCCATCAATTGAGCGCTCGGAAAACTCAAGGCGAATCATTGGCATGTTTTGCGTCTGCGTAGTTTCGTTTTGCGTATCTGGATCAAACCCTGTACCGCGAGTAATCACGCAATCACCTGCGAAAGCCGCGAACTCATCACCGATAAGCTCGGCGGCAAGGTCGATAAATTCTTGGGGTAGAGTAGCCATTATAAGCGGTACGACACGCCTAAGCCGCCACTATTGAGCAGATACGGCTTGAGCAAATTGGTTAAATTTTTCGGCAAAATGCGCGAATAAATCTGCGCGCTGCCGGATTTGTATTTTACAGATTTTGACATCGGGCCAAGCGATTTTGACTCGCTCTCTACTGTGCCCGCTGTGCTAATCACTGTAGTGTCAACAAGCAGAGATTTGTGCAAATGCAAATGGGCGGCCAGAGCGTTAGCCTGCTTGATTGCATCCGGCAACCCGATATCGACGCGCGGAAATTGCAGCGCTTGAGTAGCGGTTAGTTGCTCGCCTTTAAACGTGTGCTCGCCGTCCAACCAGTCTTTTGCAGCAATCACCAAAGCCGCCTCTTTATCCGCCGTATTGTGGCCGTGCGCCAACCCGCGCTCAGTCAAATACGCGTCGAGATACGCAACGTCACAATAACATTGCGCACTTGCAAGGCCGGTTCCGTTTTCTACGACTATAGCCATGACTAAACGCTCTCGATCTGACGAGTGATCATGATTTTGTAAGCGCCGCCAGTGGTGGTAAAGTTGAGCGCTGATAATGCGTACTTGCTAGCTGATGTGTGACCACCACCGATTGCTATCGGGCTGCCTGCAATGTCGCGAAAGGCACTATCTGCAAACGAACCTTTGCCGGTAACGGTTACTGCGGCGCTATTGCCGGAAACCTCAATGTTAAAGTCGCACAAATACTGGTGCAACCCAAGGGCGTCATCAAGAGACGATAAATCAACAGTTGTTATTGTGTTTGCCAATCCGTCAAACGTTTTGCGATGCAGAATCATAATAACCTCGACTATTCAATAAATAAAAAGGCCGCCCATTTGAGCGGCCACGATTTATTAGCCGATGTTATGTATGCGGGCCAAGTGGGTTTTGGAATCGCGCAAGCGGAAGGCAAGCTTACCGATAACGCGAGCGGCCTTGCCATCTTGACCAGGCTGGGTAGCATCAAGAGTTTTCCATCCGCCGTCTGAATCAGACTGATTAGCAGCTGCAGGCACGATCTCGATGCGGCTTGGATCGTACAAATACAGCTCATTGCCGCCCAGTGTGTTATCAATAACGATGTTGGTAACTCCGCCAAACAATGGTAGATCGCTTGGCAGGCTGATCAGCGCACCGGTATCTGATTGCCACTCGCTCAAACGCTGCGAGCTATATTCAGCTTTAACCAAAGCGCTCAACTTGCGACCCAATTTTGTACCAACCGCAATGCGCGAAACATCACCGCCACGATTGAAAATTGTTTCATATGCCGCGTTGATTTGATCAAGTGTCAATGTTGCTGCGGCGTTATCAATGTTGATTCCGCCTGATTGTGTGGCGAAAAATTTCATGCCGCCGGTAGTGTAAGACACTTTGCCGCCAACGGTGAAAGATCCACGCGCACCATTGATCAGCGCATTGTTTAACTGGTAGGTCATTTGCGTTAGCTGATTTTGCATCTGCAAAGCCATGTCGTTAGTGTTCCCGAACTGAGCAACCTTTAACGCATCGTCAGAAAACTGCAACGCAAAATCCATTGTTTGCACAATGTTGTTCATTTTTTCTGGCTGATCGATTGCATCATAATCGGCAAGCGAGTTTTCTTCGCGGGCAACTGATTCAATCCAGAATTGATCGCCTGAGTTTACAGCCGCCGCAGTTGAGCCGCCAAAGCCGCGCTGAATGGTCAGGGTGTTTGATGATACCGACTCAACCACAACAAGTTCATTGGTGCGGTTATTGCGCAAAACCATGCGGGGGCGAAATTTGCCGCCGTTGCTCACCGCGATAGATGTGGCGCCAACCAAGGCCGATGCTGTAGTGGTGTCGCTGCGCGCATCAATGCGATAGTCAAGCCATTGAATTTTGCGGTTAGCATCCATCACATCAGGCGCAACAAATCCAGCAATAGAGCCAAGCACAGAAGGGCGGCGAGAGCGGACAATGTTGATTGACTCTTGAATGGTTTCGGCATTAAGTGCTGCTAGTAAATCTGATACGTTAGGCATTTTTTACTCCAACAGAGGATAATTTAGCGTTTAAAAATCCGCCAAGGTCGCCATTTTTCTTTGCGCTCTCGGCTGTCTTTTGTGCTTCAGTTTTTGCAGTTTCGGCACCGCCTTTACCGCCGTTGTTTCCATTTGCCAGCCCGCCGGTTGCCAGCTTTTTTTCCCGGATAAAGTCGAGTGATTCGTCTTTTTCAAGCTCAGACAAAAAACCCTTAATATCCAATGATGTGGCACCGCCAGCACCATCCAAAAAAATTGGCTTGTTGTTGTCGATGTCAAAGTCAATTTTTTTCATGACCTTATCTTCAAACAACGAAAAAGCTTTTTTGTGCACACCAAGCGAGTCGGCCAATTCACTCAGAATTCTGGCTCGCTTGTCCTGTTTCGATTCTTGCTCGCGCTTTGTTAGCCGCTCGGTGAGCGATTCGACTTGCTGCTTTGTGCGCTTTTCGAGGTCAGCCATCTGCTCTTGATAGCGCTTCTCGATTGCCTCTACGTCGCCCTTGCTGCGGGCAGTCTTCAGCGCCTCAGCCTTGGCGTTTTCAATTTCCTGAGCCTTGCTTCGCTCAATTTCTTCAATGCGGCTATTAGCCTGCTTGTATTTGCTGTCCAGGTCATTTAGCGTGCCCTTCATTGCCCGCATTTTTCCTTCGGCAACCGGGATATAAACCTCACCGGCCTTTTCATAATCACCCTTAACAAAATCGGGCAATTGGTCGAACTGCTCTTGCGTTAATTCTGCCACCGGCAAAACTCCTAAGTTGTGCAGGCACCGCCCGCGTTAATGTAATGTTATAACAATTACACTTGACTGGCAAGTGGCATAGAGCCTGCCTCATTGTCAAGCTCAAGTAGGATTTTTTCAGCGTCGCCGATTGTAAATCCGCCCGCTACCAGTTTGCGCTGCCCCTCGGCACGGCTGATCAAGCGATTATTGACAGCGGCAACGACTGAGTTAATTTCCTCCGCGCTCATTGTCACCTTGATAAACTTGCGCGGCAATTTAAGCGTTATGGTGTCGAGATTTGACTCGATATCGTCTTGCGACCACAAGCCCTCGAACATGCCGCAATAGAGGATTATCCGCTTTAACGCCGCCTCTGTGTTTTTTGCAATCATTGTCATGACCGCAGTAGAGTTTTTGTTGTCAATCACTGATTTGGTGGCGGTAACGTCTGCGCCTTGGGCCGGGTCATTAATGATTGCGCCGACTGCTCTGGCTCGCTTGTCGCTGGCCTCGAAATAGTTTTCAAAATAATCAAACTTTTGCTCAGGGCTTACTATCTCAATTTCCGCGTCATTCGGCAGTATGTTCGCGACCATCGGGCCAAACGCAATGTAATCGCGGCCATTAAGCTGCTTGAAAATCTCCATATCTTCGGCAGTCCATTTGCGCGAAAAAAGTGTTGGCTGCATCACAAACATTGCCTCTTTGTATGCGGCGCTCTGGCGATATCTGTGCAAGGCCATCATGCAAGTGGGATACAGATAACCCGGGCGGCGCGGCAATGATCCTGCTGGCCACTCTTGATCAACTACAATCTCCACGGGCAGCCAGGTTAGGTTTTGCCCGCCTGGGTCTGTAATGTAGACCGGATCGCCATCTTTTACGTAAACATCAGCCTCGCGAACATATTTTTGCTGATAGTAATTTCCACTTCCGTCAAGCGCTAATACCAAGTAGGTTTTCACACTTTTGCGAGCAAACAATTCTGTGCGCTCGGTTGATTCCTCGACCAGCACCATAAGCGACAATTGCATCCGCCCGTTTATGCGCCTAAATTCCCAGTCCACCAGCGACTCGCGGTTATACATTTTAACCACAGCGCGGGGGTTTTGGGCTTTTACGTCTGCGAGGGTAACGGCTTCGGCGTCAACGTTTGCAAGGCCCTTGTACTCGGCGAGCAAGATGTGAAACTTAACCTGCAATGTGTTGCTAAAAATATCCTCGACAGCCCCGGCCAGCGGCATTCCGTCGCCGTCAATATCATTGAGCAAATACTGCAGGCGCTCGGGCAAATCAATTTCGATCTCGCCCTCGGTCATTTGCCCTAGCATTGATGTGAGTGTGGTCGCTGGATACTCATCAAATTCAGCACCGTCAAGAAAAGCATCGTAGCGCGCTATTTGCTGCGGGCTTGTCTGGTCGATCATGTTAGGGTGCTTGAGGTAAACCGTGCGCTCGCGCTTTACCGCTGGGCTGCCCTCAATGCAATCACGCACCGCTTTAATCTCTGACCGCATTAACGTGTAATCTGGGTGCTCAGTGATTAAAATGTTTGTCATAGCCCTGCCCTCTTAAATGCGGCCGCGTCCAATTCGCGCAGCTCGGCTAGTGTTAATGGTCTGCCGGTAACGTCAGCAAATTTGTCGATTTTAAGCCCGCCATCGCGAAATAGTTTTGCTCTTGTTTTGCCAAGCGCATCATCAATAAACCAATCCGGCTGGCTACGCATCCAAGAATCTAATGTTTGTCCGGCTGATATCTGTCCGGGTTTGAAAATATCTGTATCTTTTTTGCCGCGATACTGCAGCTTGCGATCCGGCTCAATCTTAACACCTGTTTTTCCGCCAACCGCTGCTTTAGTTCCCTGATTTAGCTTTTCCGGGTCGTTTGTATATACATACAGGCTTCTGCATCCGAAGTGAGCTGGGAGTCTTGGGTAATCAGTTCGCTCTATTGGTATTACATTTTGCGGCGGTGAGCCAAAGTGAAAGCATGTATCAGTTGTGCGATTGTCAAACGTCGCAACAAAAACCCGGTACCTAATCACGCGACGGTTATCCAGTGCCATAGCCTCCCTGGCTTGATTTGCGTAGTGGCTTTGCCCTGTACGCGCTAATACCTCAGCCTGCCCAGCCAAAATCCCTTGCGTGCTCTCGCGTATCGACTTTGCCATTTGCCCTACGGTTTGGCCATTCTGAAACCCTTGTGCGATGATCCCGTTAAATTGTTTAACCGCGCTGTCAATCGATCCGTTGACAAACTCAGCCCAGGCGCCGGACGTAACACGTGACCCGCTAGTCAGAGTCATAACCGATTTGTCAATGTAGGATTTGACTTTATCAGCCGCCGGTACCGACAATGCAGCGCCTATTTCCGCGCCGGTAAGCTTGGCGGAATATCCAGCCTCATAAGCGGCCATTTCCTCCAGACCTTCGGTTGCGTCATCCCATCCCTTTCGCAACTCCTCAGCAGCGAGCGTACCAATCTCGCGCTGGAGCCTTTTCATGATCACAATTGACTCGATGCTCTCAGCATCAAGCAGCAACGCCCGGGCGGCTTTGTATGCAGCGTCAAGCGACGGGTAGATGTGACTATTCAGCAACTGCGTAGTTAGCCTGGACAAATAAATCTCATGCCTGTCTGCGCTATCAATCTGCGACATTTAAGTAATCCACAATTATCACTGCCAGTGCCCGGGCCATTTTTTCGGGATCGCCATATTCGGCTATCGACGATTTGCCGCTTGCCAGGGCCTCAACATCACTCACTGACACGACAGAAACAAAATCGCCCGCATTTACGCAAAACGCGGGTTTTTTCTTGCGCGGAAAATCTAATATTTCGGCCATTGATACACTATAACATAACTAGAAAAATCTTACAGGGGCGGACTTGCCATACGGTCTTATGATCGGCAACTCATAAGCAATCGGATAGGTGCTTGCGTCGTTCTGATGATCTTGCCCGCTTTTCTTGTCAGGCTCCCCGTTCTTGTCGTAGGCTTGCTGCTCGAAGCATCTTGCTACTGTTGGGCACTTCCTGAAATTAACCTTTAGCAGACCATCAGAAAAAGCCTTGTTTGTTGCGTTGATGCGATCCTTGACCATTGGGTTTGAATCATGCGCCTTTACTGCGAATCCGTTGTTCTTGATGATCTTAATGTCAGACTCGGCGGCTCCCGTAGTTTTCCTGTTCTTGCCGCTGGCGTCAGGGTAAACGGTTATTTTGTTTTCTGGATATCTCTCTTTGATTGCCCTGCAAATATCCGGGGTATCGAGATAATCAACAAACTCATCGACAGCGTGCCAAACCTTATCGCGCATAACGTAGACAGTTGCCGCCATATGCTCGACGTTAAAGTCCATGCCAATGCGCAATGCCTCTTTGCCCTGCACAGTCTCATCACTTGCGCAGCGATTGCGGTCATAGTTACGGTAAACGGTGCCGCTGGTTAGGTTTACGAACTGGCCATCAAGATACGCGGTGATTAGCTGCTCTGGATATGCCTCTAGCAGGCTTGGTATGTAATCATCAGGAAGGTTGGCAGCGTTCTGGTATGTGCTGGCATGAACCAAGCCATAGTTGACAGCCTTCTCAGGCTTCTTTTGCAGGTCATCAACAAATATCTGATAGGTTGCCTTAAATCCCTCTGGCGTTGTTGTGTAGTCAATACCGTTACGCAATCCATTAACCTTATAGCGCATACGCGCCATGATCTTGCGCTGGGCAAGCAAAGCCTTATCGATTGCCAGCAGGTCAAACTCATCAACCAGTGCGTGCCCAATCTTAAATCCGACTACAGAGGCAGGATCATCAAGGGATCTGCAAATGGTTGTGCCGCGATACTTGGCTCCCGAGTAGTAGTGCACCTCTTTGTCGCCAGTGCGCACTTGGACACGTAAGCCCCACTCGCTAGCCACTTCCTCAATGGTTGGATAGAAGATATCGCGGATCTGTGGATAGGTAGGGGCAAAGTATCCGCTGTTGACCTTCGGGAACTCCCAAAAGTGCTTACAGGTAGCCGCACAGCCAACCCACGTTTTACCAGAACCGAACCCAGCAACAAACGCCCTGAACTTATTGGGCATATTGATAAACTGGGCTTGCGGTACGTTAAGCCTTGGGTTTGGTTGCATCGACTACAGACACTTCGATCTTGACAGGCGCAACATAATCATCTTCGCCCGGCTCTGGATTAGCCCTAAACTCTTCTGGAAGTCGGTTTTTAAGCCAGAATATGCAGGCCGTAGTATCAGGAGGGTAGTGCTTAATTGTTGGGGTGATGACTATCTGTCCGTTAACCTGCTTAATGTCATCTTCTGGATGTGAGTAGCCTAATGCTCTGCTGAATAGCGCTCTCTTTACTCTTTCGTCTGCATGCTCCTTGCCAACTTTTAGGGCATTGCAAAAGTCTTCATTATCACACTTCCATCGCCATACAGTGACAACGTCAATTTGTAATGCTTCGGCTATCTCGGGGTCGGTTGCTCCAAGCTCAGCCATTTTCTTAACAATAGGCAAAAACTTGGGATCGAACTTTGTTGGCCTCCCCATAGCTTTCTTCTCTTGATCAGTCACCGACCAATCCTCTTTCAGTGTGGCACCGCCACGGATGTTACATTGTAACACTTCGAGTAAGCATGATCAAAAAAATAAAAGCCCTATTTTGTAGGGCTTTTTAAACTAGGCTCTCTTTACAACCGCGCTTTGGCTGGTAACCATTCCTGGCCGGAGGGGCGCGCGGCAGAAGCCGTCCCGTTTATACGCCACATTAAGCCAATTATATCACTGCCCGCCCCACTTGTAACCAATGAATAGCTGTGTGTTCTGGATTTCTCCTTTGTCGTTGAATGGCCAGCCGGTAAGCCAATTTGAGTAATGACCAACCCCGAATCTTAGGTTTCCTTGCTCCCAGTATACCTCAATGCGCGCGGCCAGTGGGTCATCAAAGTCTATCCAAAACTTACTGCCGTCGCTATGATCATCAAAATAGCGAGTTTCGGAAAACTTATAGCCTACGCCGACTTCTACGTAAGGTATGTAGCCACTTGCCTGAGCCGTTGCACAGTCCAACAACGCGCATGCGATTAAAAACAGTATTGTGAACACCAGGATCTTTTTGTTTTCGCTGGCCGGTGCTGCCTCTATCTCGAGGCTACTAACATGGTTAGCGTTTGGGGTCTTACCTCTCACCGCAGTGGCTTGATATAGGCCTGAGTGAGACGGGACAATTGTTACGACTTGGCCAATCTCAAAGCCGTGGTCGTTTTTGTTTGCTGTGATTATGTACTTTTTCATCTTTTTCTCCTGCCCGCCGTAGCGGGCTTACCGGTTATTATTCGCTGCGCATTTCGTCAGTTACAATGCAGTGACGTTTTGCGGCTATTTCTGCGCGGTCGCCAACAGTCATCGGGTACCCATCACAATCCAAAATTCCGCTTTCTTCGCCGCTCTCACACACCCCAAACATCTCAGCATCAAATTCGCATGCTGTTCCAAAATCCCTACCACTTAATTCAAACCAGTATGTGGTAGTTCCTTCTTGCCAGTTTTGATCTTTACCTTTGTATTCAACTTTCATTTTCATCCACCTGTCATCATTCCAGATTCGGTCTGGTTCCGCCGGACAGTTCGTGCTGTCCATGGGTGTTAATATAATCCCGAGCCGGATTAGATGCAAGTCTTTTTAATAAAAAAGTTTGTTATTTTTTTACAGCCAGATCACCCCGCTTGTACGGCCTCAAATTAACCGCAGTAGATATTACCGCTCCGTGCTGCGCTTCGTTGTGCCGGTCCTGCTCTACAGGATCAGGGCAGCCCAGGTGCGGATCAGGCCCATCAAGCCACTCGCTAACCTTGTGCAGTGCTAGCGCGTAAATCATCGGCGCGGCGATTGCAAACCAGAAGCCGAAAAATACTACCCAGTGCTTATCCATTTTTTGCCTCGTTTAGTTTGTTTAACAAGCTGAGGCCTTTATTCTGCATCCAAAAATTATCACCGTCTCTCCATCCGTGGTCCGAGTAATACTCCACCGCGCTTTGAGCTATCTCCCTAGCGTCCTGCTCTGTGATGCGGGGTGATGGATTGCATGATGGGCAATTATCGACTGGAAGTACTGCGTGCCATCTATGACCACAGACGCATTGCGCATTCCAATCATCAGGCACCGCCGCTTCTAGCGATGAAGCGGAATTTTCCGTTTTGGAAATAGCCACTGCTTGCGATTGCTGCTCTTCAATAACGTAACCGGCGTGGCCGTGCGAGCCGTTGAACAGCACTTTATCGCTGGTAGCTACTTGCGATTGCTGCGCAAACTCCGGCTCACTAAAAATGCTGTCGTCCGCAACAAGTGCAAGCCTTGCCAACACTCGCGCAGCCTCCGACGGCTTGTGTCTTGATATGTCGCGCAAGAACAGATTTAGCTTGCCAGCCATGTAGCCAATATCAAGGCCGTACTCATTTGTTCCGCTATTGCATTGCTGTTGCTGAGCAGGGATTGGACTGGCGTATAGCTTATGCTTTCCGACGCCAAGGCTTTTAAAGTTTGAACCAAACGTCTCCCATGTGAATATTCTGTCACCGGAGTCGTTACTGTCATAATAAACATCGACATTTGAGATCGGCTCCTGCGCATTAGCCTCATCAATAAAGGCTTTTAGCCTTGAGTTTTCCAGCTCAAGCTGGTCTACCTTTCCCTGCAAATCCGCGAGGGCTTTCCAGAGACTCAATTCTTGATCTTTGTCCATAATCAGCCCCTATCCGTATCGACTATAGAAAATATTTCGTGCTCAAATTTGCTGAATTCAACACCCGCTGATTGCAGCGTCTCTGCACACAAACAATATTGACCGTTAGAAATTCGCGCTTCGGCACTGTTAATAATGCCCTTAAGCTTGATAATTTCTTGAAATAGCCTGTCTCTTACGTATTGCTCGATTTCGTCCACGATTATTCCCCCTCACTTGCTTTTTGTATTTCCGCCGCCGCTCGAACTATTGCTCGCAAAACTGCGGCTTCCCTGCTTAATTGATTGTCTTCGCAAGGCTCAATTACCGATGTTGAACTTTTGTTAAATACGTAGGGTTCAACACTAACAAAAGCTTTTCTTATATCGATTTTCAGCATCAATTTTGCAGCGAGACTAAACACCTGCGCGCCATCATCTAGCGGGTTCCACTCTTCGCGCCCGGACTCAGGATCGTCATAATAAAACGCATCGCTTCCGCTGCGATACTCCAGCCCTACGCATCCGTATGCTTTTGCTGATAGCTCTAATAATTCTTTGTTGTCCACGATTATCTCCTGTGTTTTATTAATTAGTGCCCAACTGTGTGCGCCTTCGCGGTGAGCATCGCGGGAAGAGGCCTGCAAGTTCGTTGCAAGCGTACCTATTTGCGTATCTACTAGCCGACGCTCGCAGATAAAGAGCGCCTTTACAACCGCTGCGGCTATCAGCGTAAAAGTCGAGGCAGGCATGACCTGCGCGTGCGGTCTCTGTTTGATTAGCATGGTTTTCTGTCCGCAACACACGTCCATACCCTTGCGCAATCCGTTGCGAATTAGTGCCAGCTTTCGAATGCCGCCGCTGGCTAGCTATTTGGTGCGCCCTGCTTAGCGGATAGATCAGGGTTGCTGCCGCGCAATTATGTTCAACCGATTTGCTTGTGATCTACGTATTTCAACGATCACAATAAGCGGCAAACTGATCTTGTTTCAATGCAATCATGTCTGCATTAGGACTCTACCGTGCTCCAATGCCTTGGATTGGTCGATCAGCCGGTATTCAATTGCTGCAAATCGCCTTTGCATCACACCCGTGGAGACTTTCACCGCGCAGGGACGGACTTTCACCGACTCCCCGTTATCGCTGGCCTGTCTTGATTAGCTGCCAAGTGCCTAGGCAAAAGCCTCCAAGGGTGCCCACTGTCGCCAATGGGCTGCAATTAAAACCCCACACCGCAGCATGGGGATGCAATAGTTTACATGGCTGAAAATCCTCTTGTTGGAGTTAATGACATGTGCATCCTTCTCACCCCTTCACTGACTTAGCCCGCACTTGGCGGGCTTTGTATGCTTTATCTCCCTTGCTTACGCATCCCAAAAATGCGCGCAATATGAAGTTGCAGCGAAGATAGACTTGTTTATTGCTGGATGGGGAGATTCATCCATTGCAATAGGTTTTTGCTTTATATCGACCAGATTAATAAATTCAAAAATCCAGCCGAAGCATGTCCAAAATATTAAAATCATCATTGCTAAACCTTACCAGACTAGCCGCATTTTTACAGCGGTTTAATATTTTATTGATTTTATAGATCTATCAATTATTTTAATTGCAAAATTGCACAATTTAAAAAATATTATAACAAAAATAACCGGAAGCCATAAAATGGAAATAAATACAGTATGAACACTACTATCATCAAGAATAAAATCACGGTCAGATATAACGTCAAATCTTGCCCAAAAAATCCCAACCAAAAAATAAACAAACCCAAATAGTAATACCATTTTCTATGGCTTCCAATATTTATGGTATGCGCACATCCATGCAGAATATGCAGTATTTAATCTATCGCCTTCTGTTTCTTTGTACCTATTATAATCCCTTAGAGTTCTTAGTACAGATAAAGGCGTTCCAAATGAATCGCTATACCACTTCTCAAAATCAATTCTAATAAACTCAACAGGATTGCATCTGCATGGAGTACCCGCTTTATTAAACGCTCCGCAATACCTGCATTCAAGTGATCTTGCCATTTTTCTTTTCCCGCAATAAATCTTTTAGAATAACAATTCTATTTCCATCACTTAAACTGTCCGGCGCGCACTCTTTGAAAAAGCTGTCTTTATGCCTTGCTAAGTATTTGTGATACGAATCACCCTCCCCCTCTACCTGTTTTATGGTCTTCCGTGCCCATACTTCTCTATATCTATCAGCTAAGTTACTCACCATCAATCTCGCTACTAATTGCCCACCCTTCACTTACACCGAAATGTTTTGCAATTGTAGAGCCAAAGCTCTCTTTGATATCCATACAGTTTTTCAAACTCCTTTTTTCGGTTGTGAAACATCCAATGCTCATCAGGCGTTAGCGGGACGCAAAACCAATGCCCGATCTGCACAAGTTAAAATCCAACCCTGACTTTCAATGTTCATCTCGCGCAATTGTGCA